AAATGGTAAACTTGATAGTATGACCAAACAATTTATTGCAAAAACTGGAACATCAGATATTGACTCTCAAGTTCTAAATGAATTAGAGAGAGTATCTAAAAATGTAATCGCATCTGTTGATGTTGCTGGTTACAAGGTCAAAGAAATGGATGTGTTTCCGTCTGGAACTCAATATCGTGCATTTGTATTGTTAGAGTATTCTGATGAAGAAGCGATAAAAATACTTATGAATCGTATGAGAAAAGATAGAGCCGTTTATGCAAAACTTCGTTCTAATAATGCATTTAAAGAATTAGAAAGAAGTGTTGATAAATCTCTTGACCAAGAACAAATTCAATCGTTGTCAAACATTGAAAAAGAGTTAGACGATTTGTCAGATAATATTAATCAAGGTGTCAAACAAAGATACATTGATAGTGTTCCTGCTATCGGGCCTGACCAATGGATGACAGACTAATGAGAATACTTATTGTCTTAATTTTTCTGTTTGCATCAACAACTGCATTTAGTCAACCTAAAAAGGGATTATTTGAGGGTGTTGGTGCATTTCTAGGTGTAGTGGGTGCAAAACAGTTAAATGTAACTGACCCATATGCACTTGCAGCTAGTGGACTACTAGGTCTGTTCATTGGTGGTCAAGTTGGTCAACATATTGACAGAACTGAAGAAATACACGATATAGAAAGTAAAAGATGTAAAAAGTTTATTACTGGAACTAATCGTGTAGGTATGGCTTGCAGAGAGTTCGGACAATGGGTAGTCGTACATATGGAGTAAAAATATGTGGATTGCAATAGGTATTGTGGGGTATTTACTATTACCTTACATAGTATAAAGAAAGGGGAACTTAGTGTTCCCTTTTTTTTTATTTTAGGGGTTGACATTGTTTCAAAAACAAGTATAATATAGTTATGATAACAAATAACATAATAACAATTAAAAAAGGAGTATATTATGGTTGCAGCTGTTGAAACAATGGCATATGCTGGTGAAGTGCCTTGGCACGGATTAGGAACAAAAGTTCCACACGATTTATCAACTGACGAGATGTTAAAAAAATCTGGTCTTGATTGGTATGTAGAAAAACTACCTACCTATGTAAATGCACCGTCTGGACAACAAAAGACTGGTTCGTTTGCATTAGTTAGAAGTTCTGATAACAAAGTTCTTGCACCAAGTGTAGGACAAAACTGGAATCCAGTTCAAAACAAAGAAGCATTTGATTTCTTTTCTGAGTATGTTGAAGCTGGTGATTTAGAGATGCATACTGCTGGTTCTTTAATGGACGGTAAAATGGTATGGGCTCTTGCAAAAGTTAAACAAAGTTTTGAATTGTTTAAAGGTGATGAGGTAGAAAACTATATGTTGTTTTCAAATCCACATCAGTTTGGTAAGTCTATTGATATTAGAATGACACCTATTAGGGTTGTTTGTAATAATACTTTGACTTTATCTTTGAGTACCGATAGTGATTCTATGGTAAAAGTAAATCACAGAAAAGAGTTTAATCCAGAAATGGTTAAAGAACAACTTGGTATTGCAAGAGAAAAAATGGATAATTACAAGACTATGGCAGAGTTTCTTGGTAGTAAAAGATATACTACTGAAAGACTTGTTGAGTATCTTAACAAAGTTTATCCATCTAATATTAAAGATGAGGATATTAAAAACCCATCTGTTCCGACAACAGTTAATGGTAGGAAAGCGTTTGAAGTTATTGAAACACAGCCTGGTAATCAGTATGCAAAAGGTACTTGGTGGCAGGCATTTAATGCTGTAACTTTTAATACTGACCACCAACAAGGTTCTACTACTGACGGAAGACTTACTTCTGCTTGGTATGGTAGAAACAGAAGAGTTAAGTTGAAAGCACTTGATACTGCACTTCAAATGGCAGAAGCCGCTTAGGGACTTGACAAATTATTGACTCTATGGTAGTGTATAATTATATAAATATAGATGAGGTGCTGTTCATAAGACACCTTAATGACACAATATAATATACCTACCCTAGTGTCATAAATAAATAGAGTTAGGGGTTCTCTATAAAAAACCCCAACTTTATGAGTTGCCTTTTTGGGACTCAAATATTAATCTTGCTTAAAGAAGGAGATAGATATGAATACTTTAGCAACATTAGACCGTAATAGGTTAACACCGTACACAGTTGGTTTTGATAGTCTATTTGATAGACTTTTTGATACTGACTTTCATACAACAAGTGGTGGATTCCCACCATATAACATAGTCAAAAATGATGACTACAACTATCAAATTGAGATGGCCTTGGCTGGTTATTCCAAAAAAGACATTGATATTGAACTAAAGGAGGGAAACTTAACTATTTCTTCTAAAAAACTAGAAGAAGAAATAGATGAGAATACAACTATGGTACATAAGGGTATTTCTCATAGAAGTTTCAAAAGAAGTTTTACTTTATCAGATGAGATGAAAGTGAAAGGTGCAAAAATGGAAAATGGAATGTTATACATTGCATTAGAAAGAATCGTGCCTGACCACAAGAAACCTCAAACGATTCAAGTGAAATAAATTTATCGGTGGGGTTGACAAGACCCCACCTTTAATATATAATGATTTTATGAAAAAAATAGATAATGTTAACCACCCACCACATTACAATCAACAAAAAATTGAATGTATAGATGCAATAGAATGTGCAACTGGTGATGGCTTTGAAAACTATCTTCAAGGTAATATTATGAAATATATCTGGAGATATAATTATAAAAATGGTACTGAGGACTTAAAGAAAGCACAATGGTACTTAAATAAACTTATTGAAGTGAAGGAAACTAAATAATGAAATTGTCAAATCAGACTAAAGAGATATTAAAAAACTATTCTCAAATCAATCAAAACATTTTAATAAAACAAGGTAATCAATTAAAAACTGTATCTGCAATGAAAAATATTGTTGCATCTGCAACTGTTCCAGATGAGTTTTCACAAGAGATTCCTATCTATAATTTAAATGAGTATCTTGCAGCTATGTCTTTATTTAAAGAACCAGTTCTGTCTTTCTCTGACAAGTATATGACTATCGCAGAAGAAGACAACAGTTCAAGTTGTAAGTATCATTATTCTGACCCATCTGTTATTGTAACAGTTGACAAAGAAATTAAAATGCCTTCTATTGATGTAGAAGTAGACATTACAGAAGAAAATCTAAAGAAAGTTATTACTGCCGCTGGTACACTTGGTGTTACAGATTTAGTATTAACTGGTCAAAAAGATAGTACAATACAACTTAAAGTAAAAGATAAAAAGAACAAAGCATCAAATGACTTTGCAATTACAATCGGTAGTGGTGCATCTGCATTTTTTGAATTCTATTTCAAAGTAGAGAATCTAAAACTATTGCCTGGTGATTATAAAGTTCAAGTTTCATCTAAAGGTATTTCTTATTTCCAACATAAGAATTTAGATGTATCTTATTTTATTGCATTAGAACCAGAATCAACATACAATTCATAGGGGAGTTAAATGGATAACACCTTTTTATGGGTTGAGAAGTATAGACCTAAAACTATACAAGATTGTGTATTACCAGAAAATCTAAAGAAAACTTTTTCTGAGTTTGTTAAGAATGGTATTCCTAATCTATTACTAACTGGAGGGCCTGGTGTTGGTAAAACAACAGTTGCAAAGGCAATGTTAGAACAAATAGGTTATGATTATATTATGATTAACGGTTCTGAAGAATCTGGTATTGATGTACTTCGTAATAAGATGAAGAACTTTGCATCTACTATGTCGTTAGAAGGTAGTAGAAAGTTTATCATTATTGATGAGGCAGATTATCTAAATGCACAATCAACACAACCAGCACTTCGTGGTATGATAGAAGAGTTCCACAAGAACTGTGGATTTATTCTTACTTGTAATTTTAAGAATAGAATCATAGAACCTTTACATAGTCGTTGTAGTGTTGTTGAATTTAATATTCCTAAAACTGAAAAACCTAATCTTGCAAAACAATTTATGTCCAGTATTAAAACTGTTCTCACAACAGAGAATGTTAAGTATGATGAAAGAGTTGTTGCAGAATTAATTATGAAGTTCTTTCCAGATTGGAGAAGATGTCTTAATGAATTACAAAGATATTCTACCTCTGGACAAATTGATAGTGGAATATTAGTAAATCTATCCGAAAAGAATATGAGAGATTTAATCACATTCTTGAGAGAGAAAGATTTTACAAGTATGAGAAAGTGGGTTGTTAATAATCTAGACAATGACCCTGCTAGAATATTTAGAAAAATGTATGACAATCTTTATGAGTATTTTGAAGATGGTCGTTCAATCGCAACGGCAGTTTTATTGATTGCAGATTATCAATACAAGGCTGCATTTGTTGCCGACCAAGAGATTAATTTACTTGCTTGTCTAACACAGATGATGGGTGAGTGTAAATTTAAATAGGAGTTATTATGGTTGATACAAAAGAAGAGGCATATAGTCTTGCAAAAGATATAAAGATGTCAATGGTTACTAAACCAGCATTAAATATGTTGGAAGTATTCTTACCAGATTATGTTACAAAAGAATTTAATGAATATATTGATGGTGTAAGAGAAAGTGCAAAAAGTTTTTCACACGAACTTGTAGGACAAATTAAAGCAAA